TTAAATAGGGTAGTTTGCTGTTAAAACCTCTGTCTTTTGTTTCTGTGGCTTACCTGTATTGTTAGCCACAGAAACGCCCTGTACTATCTCCTTTTGATGCCATCCCATTGCCTTGGTATATTGCTTTAATATTGGACTTGGGTACGAACTTAATAAAAATTTGCCTTCCAAGGCACCTAATACCTTTAAAAGTGCCTCAAAGTCCTCTATGCTGTAGCCGTCATAGTGCCCACAATCCGAGTTATAATACGGAGGATCGCAATAAAAGAACGCATCCTTATTGTCCCTCGATTTTATTATCCGTAACGCATCCGTACACTCTATTTGGGTATTCTGTAGCCTGATGGCGTAATCTTCCGTAAAAGAGGCTCTTTTGTTGCTTATTTTGGCAGTTGTGGTACGTTTAGCTATATCATATCCCCAAGCCTTATCCAAACCTGAAGCAAAGCTTTGAGTAGATAACACCCAAACCGCCCACGCTCGCTTTATTTCAGTAAACATATCCGGGTTATCGTATATAACCTTCGCCTTTCGATGCAAATCTCTACTATGCAAGGTTATTCTGATTTCTGTTTCAAGTGCCACGAACTCCGTCTGAACCATCCGGTAAAAATTAACGAGCTCTTTGTTTACGTCATTAATAACCTCGACAGCTGACGGCTCCTTGGCGAAATAGATAGCAGCGCCACCGATAAATGGTTCGCAATAAAGCTTGTGTTTAGGGATCAACTTTAAAATTGTTGAGGCTAACTTTTGTTTGCCTCCGTAGTAAGAAATTGGTGTTTTCATAGTGTATATAGTTATAATTATTAATTTTGCTGTACTCTCACATTTGCGCATAAAAAAACACACAACCGCTCCGAAGATCTTGTCCTCCGGTAGAACAGTTGTGTGTTCGTGTTTTAAAAAATGTGAGAGTTTTTTAAAAGCCGGGGGACACCTTATTCCCCCTACTTTAATCTAATCTGTATGGAAGTGTACTCCATTTAGGTAAAACCCTACGGTACCCGCAGGAGCTCCACCCATTGAAACATCTCCATTAGTATCAACAAAGAGTGTATAATTTACATTAGACCCCGTAGTTGATGGCACTGAAAATAATGCTGCGTTGTTAGCCGTTGGACGATAACCTGCAGGAAGATTGAATATAACAGAACCATTAGATCCTGCTATACAACCACGTAAATGAACCATTCCCATTGAGTCTTTTCTGAATGCAGCTTGGCGAGCCGGAGCACTAAAATTGTTTGCCCACGAATTTTGAAAAGCAGGCTGTCCAACAGCACCAATTACTCTCCATGCTTCAATTGCTTTTAGAGCGTACAAATTACTTCCTGCAATAACAGCTAAAATCTTATTTGCCAACTCTGTGGCTCCGTTGTCAGCTGATACAATTGATACTAACTTGCTTGCAAGAGTAGGAGCTGTACTTACATTTAAGTAATTAGGAGCAACCGCATTACTAACCGCAATAATTCTTGCTTTTCTTACTTTATAGGTCTGAACAGTTGTTCCATTCTCAAGCAGCTTTTGTCCTGCAGAGTTATTTGTCTCGTAAACATCCCACACGTTTGTCATACCAAAACCCGGAACCGACAAACCCTGACCATCAAATCGCAAAATCTCTCCTGCAATAGAAAGGTAGCCCGGCAGCCAAGCAGAACCACTCACATTACAACCTGATATAATAAAAGAAGTTGGTGCTGTTACTCCAAAAGCCGAGAGCAATCCGTAAAAAGCCTCACGTGTAGCTGCTTGGTCAAAATTCAAATCATCCAATAAAAGCGGAAAACCGCCATTGTGTAAGAAATCTACTTTATTCATTTTAGTTAGTATTAATAGGTTTGTATTGTATAATGCTTACTTGCAAATCGATAATAATTAATCAAAGCCTTCATTCTGTTGATGTCAAACACAACTGTAGACGGAACCATTACAATGAATCCTGACGTGCCATATTCAACACCCATTCTTACATACATAAGATCCCTGTAATAATTCCAATCAGAAGGGTTAGAGTATGGATCGGAGTTTGTGTTTGGATTAATACACTCGTATATCTTATCATTATATTCAACACGATCACCAAGTATGTAAGCCGTTGCTGCATTCCATTTTCTGTATAAATAAACAGCCGGTTTACTTTCTATCTTTTTATAGATATAATTGCTGTTGAACAATGTGGTGTCGGCTATGTATATACCTCTATTTACGTTGTCAAATTTGTCGTTCAGAATTTTCTCTAAATAAATAACCTGCGATGTATAAGCCACTTTATATATGCTATCTTCTCTTGCCAACAGTAATTCGTCATGAATAGCCTTTAATGGCTTCAATAAAGAATGAATCCACTCCAAACGTCTAACCTTTTGAAGGTGCATTGGAACATTCTCCTTAACCTGCTTTTCCCAATTTATATTATAATTAAACATTTGCGATATAGGTTATTGATGAGTTTAATGGTGTTGCAACATCTATCTTTAAATGACCCGCATTTGATGAATACGATTGAGTGAAAGCCACAAAAGGATTAGCACCATATCGTGCCTCTGCATTCGTAACATAAGCGTTCACAACACCTACTGCCTTTTGAACAGCGTCAATAAGATCGTCAAGCTCAAGACTTCCATTGAATGGTAAATTGCTGATGTAATCATTTACAGCAACCTCCACAGGAAACACTCCTGGCGTTGCGATACTTTCTCCTGAAGCTGTAAGCACAAGTGGATCGTAATCGATGCTTAAAAATAAGCGGAGATCATCCGGATTGTCAGATATTATATTCACTGCAACACCTGCAGGTTTTACTTGCGCTATGTATGCAGCAAAAGCCGATTTTTCAGCAGCGCTTAAAGCTGCAGGAGTTGTTCCCGATAGTTTAGCAACCTTCAAGTTCACGATGCTAATTGTTGATGTAGCTATTTCAACAGCTGCAGCTCTTTTTACTATTTTGGCAGCATCATCTATTGCCAAGTATTCAAAACGGGTTCCTGACCAGTTTAATGAGTATCCTGCTTGATATTCTTTTGATATGGATACATACCAAGGTAGAGTTCCATATCTACTGTTAGCAGCAATCGTTTCAAGCTCTGATTTTGTTTGATCAAACAAAACATCTATTGCATAAGCCAATACAGCAACGCACCAAAACCACAGCCTCCAACGAGCTACCTTACTCGTTGTTTTTACATCGCTCAATAATGATTGAGCAGTGTTAATGTTTGGCTCTAATGAGCTCAACGATGTCATTGTTTGACGCTCTGCGTCCATTACATCATACCAATATGTTATTGTTCTTGCCATATTAAACTACTGTTCCTATTGTTTTTGGTGAGTGTGGTAAATTAAATATGTTATCACAATTGCTTACCGTTCCATCGTAAGTCCAAATTGTTTTCCCATTTGATGCGTCAATATCTGTGAAATTACATTGTGCCAAATACAATATACTTCCACTGAATGTAAGTAAAGCCTTTACGCCTGCTGTTAAAGAAACAAAACTATTTTTTGTTGAAGGCGCACCACTATCCATTCTGATCTCTGAAGTAACAAAATACTCCACCCCGGCAGCTAATCGTATTGTTCTACCTGATGTATTTTGAGATGTACGAATAAGTGGAACTGAAAAACCATAAGCCCCATCAAATTCAAATGCTGTTGTACTGTGTAAAATGTTGCTTGTAATAGTCAAAAAGCTATTCAACGTTACCTTAACAGCTGTTAGCAAACTCAATTGAGATAAAGTCATACCATCTAAATCAAGCGTACAATTTCCATTAATTTGAATTGCAATTCCGTTGTTATTCCAAGTGCCGGAATAATACTTCCATGTTCCACCGCTTATTGTTGATGCTGCATTTAATGTTATTGTTCCGGATGTATTTATATCTACATTATTGGATATACCAGATGTATTAAAACTTCCTGTTCCTGCTAATATTATTTTTGACGTACCTGCAACAAGCCTTCCTGAAGATGTGGACATAATTGTTCCGCTCGTTTGTGCAAGAATAAAATTGTCGCCATTTATATTAACTGTTCCTGCAATAACTGTATGTTGAAACCCTCCGCACTGAAAATTGCCACTTAATGTAATTGCTCCACCCGGAGCGAACCCGCTAGCAATTATAATATTTCCAGTTATTGACTTTCCATTTGCTGTGATTGTAGATCCTGCAACATTAAACTGTAAATTACCAGTCCATGTTATTGTCATTCCACTTCCTAATGTAAATCCTCCGCCTGCAATTGTCAATGTTCCTGTTCCTGCAAATGTGCCTGTAAAACCTGTAAAATTAGCACTAAGCCATGTAGCAGATGAGAAAGTTACAGTTCCAATACCGCTGTTTGCATCAAAAATAGCATCATCCGTTAAAGTTGGAGAAGAGGCGCCTGAAGCTCCACCACTTGAAAGACTCCAATTTGTTGAACTTGACGTTAATCCATTGCCTCCCGGCACCCAAAATCTTGCTGCCATTATTAAGAGATTTTATTGAATTTAACCGTTAACCACACTTCTTTAATCGTTCCCGATGACGTAATCGACCACTCCATCTTATCATCTATTGCCCAAGTATCAGATGTCCATCCAGTTGGTAAACCTGTGTCAGAAGACTGACCTATAAGATCGATCTTATTCCCTCCACCAATCATTGAAACACCATTCTTTTTCATATCAATTTCAACATTCCCGGACACATCTCCCTCAAGCAAAAATCCTGTTACCTGACCGGCAACCGGCAACGCTCCTTTAATTGCTTTAGCGCCAACAGATAACACGCCACCCTGACCATCAAAATGAATATCAAATGAATCTTTTATAATAGAATCCTCACTAACAGAAAGCGCTGTAAGTCCTTTGTTAGAATCAGTTTTAACCAACTTATTTGCGGTTTCATCAAGCAGCTTTACTTTTCCAGTACTATTATCAATCTCCACAGAAGGAGCTCCACCAACAGTTGCACTGAATCTCATACGGGAACCGTTCGTCCAAAACAAAACCGTTCCCGGTACTGTTTTGCCAAACTTAAATTCTCCTGTATCATTAAAAAAGTAGCTCGTTTTTAATCCATTAGCAAAGGTTTGAATACCCGTCCACACCCAATTCAACCCTAAAAATCGTAACACACCAAACCAAAACTTTTGTGGTGTAACAATGTCCGTGTTATTAGATGTAAACTCATTTTCTACCTCTGCTTGAGATGCTATCTTCGCAATTCCTTGGGCACTCTCATTTGCCTGATCAACATTGGTTTGACCTATCATCCAGTTGGCATCCGTTTGTCCCGGATTGTCCGTTTGAGAAATCAAGAAGTCGCCAACTTTTACCGGAATACCATTTACATTACCATTATTGGTTATCTTAAATGAAGCACCCTTTTTAATTGGAAGAGCGTTATATGTTGATGGATAGAGTGAAGTAATTGTTGGGTTATATCCCTCTAAAACTTTTATTGTAGTATCAATTAAAGCGTTAACCTGCCCTAAATTTATCGCCTCATCGTCATTAACAGCTGTAGGTATATTGCGCAAACGGTTGCTGTTCATGTCAACCTCTCCTGTAAAGAAATTATCTACCGTGCGTGCTTGGTCTAACGATGTTAAATGTGGGTTGTTATGATCAGCCAGGTGCGCATCAATATTTGCCTGTAAAATCGCATCAGCTGCCATTCTATCGGCAATCTCTTGAACAAGATCTTCATTAAAAAACTTTAATGTTGCAAGCGTATTTATGCCATCGCCAAGTTTAACCTGAAGAGGATTAGAACCTTCAAGTCCAATATATCTACCTTTCTCTATAACATTAGAAGCGTTGGCTGTGTGCCACGCTGAATTTTTAACTGCTATTCGTATTACTGCATTTGCCATTACAATGGGTCTATTATTGCTGTTGTGTTTAAATCCGGATCATCTACTATTTCATTCAACACTTCCACTTGGTAACTACCCGGAGCTGCTACCGATGTAATTATATTACTGTTCTGATCAATAATATCAACACTGCCACCGGCAAAAGATGTAACAAGCCTGCTTGTTACATAAATACGGCTCACCGGAGAAAGCTTTGCTACTGCTTTTATTGTTCCTGCAGAAACTATTACTGAACATTTAATCACCATTACAATCCCGTTTTATTCGCTTTTTCTGCCATTGTGCAGATATACAAATGAGTTTCGCCATCTAAAAATTCAGAGTTTTCGTATTCTGAACCAACAGATCGCTTTGTAGCAACTTCTAAATAGATATCACCTTTCAGTGTTTTTGTAACACTTGGGTTGATGATAACCTTTACTTTAGCTGTGGGATCATCCACAACAATAACCTGACCTTGTCCGGCACCCGGTGTTTTCTTAAACACCTTCACAAGCTTTTTATCAAGTAAGTAAGAGTACACGCATATCTCATAATCTTCGAGAGTTGATGGCGGAACAGGATCGCCTGCAGCATCTGTAAGCGTACACTCCACTTCAATATTATTGCCTTGTCTTATTATTAGCTTCTCACCCATGAGTCTATTGCTTTTATGTATGTTAATTTCATTGATGGAACATTTGCTGCAGAACCAACACCAAGTGATGTAAGCCCGCCAATAACAGTTTTTACACTTGTAATAGTAAGAGCCGTGATCTGTTGAGTACTTATAATCTCAATCTCTTTACCTTCAGCAAAATTGGAATCAGGAAGCTCTACCGTTAAAGCTGCTATTTTTCCTGCAGGTTTAATAAAAACCCTTCTTATTCCAAAATCAATTTGAATCGTCTCTCCTGTAGTTGGAGTAACATATAATAAGGCTCCCTGCAAAACTTGGTTTTTAATCGTTTCGCCATCATGCTCATAGCCCTGTTGGTCAGTAATAAGAAACACGTTCTTGTCTAAATACTTACCCGACTTAACATACAAGTCGTACTGGTTACGTCCAATAAAAATGTTATCATTAATACCGCCTTCATTTAATTGGCTAATAATGATATCGCAATCCTGATTACAAATGTTATTGTGGATTGAACCTCTGTTATTGATACAGTTAACATTCGCTCTTGAAAAATCGTTATGAGTAACATTGTCAGAGCCAAATTGAAATAAAAAACCTTCTTTATATTTAACAATATTACCACGTCTGTCAGCTCTCAAGGAGTAAGAATCCGTATCCGGATTGTAATCAACATCGCAAACATCAACTACATATCCATTCTCTTGGCTCTTTGTTAAAAGCTCCCAATTGGTAGTATCTGTTTCAGGATCATCTTGAGAGTTTATCCCTGTAACATTTTTATACATTAATCCATTCCAAGAACACTTATCATTTATTGATACTGGAAACTTCTTAATAACATCTCCATCAATATCCGCAGTTGCACCACTTGATCTTCCCTTTATTGCATCATTATTATTCCAGTTTAAATTCGCAACCGACAAATTCTTTAGAATAAGCACTCCTGCGATATCCGAAACTACAGTTCCGTATCCGCCCGATGTATTGTTATCCACCTTCTCGTTCAGTTCAAACACTCCTGTTAGGTTATCATAAACAACCGTTAACATACTTTCAGCCCAAACACCTTTAAAGGAAGCACCAAGTACTTGACCATTATAATCAGGCTCAAGGTATAATCCCCATGCTTTAGGTGCAATTGAATGATTAGACACAGCTGCTACTACAACACCAAGGTCAAAACCTGCAGCATTAGTAATTAAATAATAACCAACCTTTAAGGTACCGGCATTTTTTGCTGTAACGAATGCAGACAATGTGATCGTTCTTGCCAATGGCGCTGCACTATCCCACGCTTCAGCATTGTAAGTCCCTGAAGTGTCCATTGAGCACTTTTTAATAACACCATCTACCAAGCAAGTATCACCCGCTTTATAAAGCTTTTCTGTGTCATATTCTTTAAGCCCAACAGCATCGTCCAATATGTTAGGTAGAGACTGCGCAAGGTCAGCCAATAACTCATTTAATATCGGACCGGTAATTTCTTCCGCACCGTTTGATTTTATCAATGTATCATTCTTTGATAGCAATTGAGCTCTTGTAAGTTTTGTATATCCTCCGCCTGCCATGTTTATAGGTTAAAAGTCATTATTAAAATCGTTGTTAAAATCACTAATCGTATTTACTGTTGAATCATAAAAAGCCGTTGCCGGTACCATACCCTTTTTTGCTAAAAAATCAACCACATTTTTATCGATAACATTTTCAGATATCTTCACTTTGCTTCCCGGTGCAATATTGTCCTCAAAGTTTAACCAAGGATTATCTTCTATCAGCTGCTTAACTCCATCTGCAGAGCCATAATGCTGAATAGCTAAATCCCATATACTTTGATTATTTTGAACTAAAACTGTTATCATAACTCAAAATCAATTATTCCGTTTTTTACTGCAAGCTTTTTGTATTTCTTGTTATCACGTTGAAGGTTCAATGATATCGCTCTTTTCATATCATCATTACTTGCTGTGGAGTTCATCATTGAAACCAAGTTAGGAGCCAGTATAGGATCCTGCTTTAAAGCAGCTGTATTTAACTTAAAAATGATAAAACAATCGTCCAACGTTCCGTCACCAACAGCAAAGTCTCCACCCTTTATTTGGTCGTCTCCGTTCTCATCAAGTAATATGTCCGTGTTATCCGTTGCCATGCTTTATTTTAGTGCTGCTTATATAATTCTGATTCGTTTTAGGGTTTACATTCTCTGCGCTCACATTTGTATCAGGCGCTGCAGTTCCTGTGCTTCCCATTATTGTACCTCCTGTATGAACATGAGTGTTGTATGTAATTAAATGACTGTTAAACGTGTTCTGTAAATTCTCGAAGGCTGTTTCCACCCGCTCCAAACGTTCGGCAATCTTTTGCGTTAAACCAATCCCTCCGTTAACATCGCCCATCATTTTAATACTTGCTGTCTTCTCTACATACACCACAACTCCTGCAGTCTTTTTGGTGTCGGTAAACAACACCAAAACATCACTATCCACCTCCGGATAAACAATTACACCACTTTTATCAAAACCCAAAAGAACTCCATCAATATCAAGCTCATCAATTGTTACTGTACAAGTATCTCCACTTACCTGTTTTACTTTTCCATACTCGCAGCTTAATGGAGCTCGGTTACTTATCCGCTGATCAACTATTGCTAATATTGCTTTTCGTATTTTCTCTTCCATTACTGTTTTGCTGCTTTAGCTCCAAGCGTTACAATTCTGTGATACTTGCCCTGATCGGTCAATGAGGTGCTAACCGCATCAACATAATAGTCACCGGCACGTTCAGGAAACTCTCTGTTTATTAAACTTGCTGTGTAGCCATGCTTTACAAAAGGTTTTGCAAACGCTTCAAACGAGCCTTGGTATCCATCATATTTTAATCGATCAAGCTCTTTTTTTGCCAACGCTTCAAGAGCAGCTTTATTCTCAATGTTTGTACAAACAAGTCGCTGTTCTTGCCCGTCCTTATCACCAACAGTTACCGTGATCTTTTTGCCGTTTTTATTGTGGCTTGTCATCGTAACTTTTATCTTGATCATATCCTTTGTGTGATACTTCAGATTGTTGGATATAATGTTTTTACGCCCCTCATCAAATGAATACTTTACAACCTGCGTATTATCTGTAAATACCTTACCACTTACAAGTGTATCGCCATCAAAATAGGAGTAGATCCCGTAATCATCTTTTAGCATCTGCAGCACTTCCGTAACCGTTGTATTTCTCAATAAAAGAGATCCCAACTCAACATCCATTGCATTAATAGAAAATTGTCCTGGACAAATATCCTTTAGCAAATTTTCAAGCTTTACTGAAGAGTAACTCTTATTAACAGGAGTACGCTTCAGTAAGTACATATTATCTTCACACTTCAGCACAACAGGCATATCGTCCAAAATTTCAGCAACAAAGCCTTTAAACTCATCGTAGTACTCACCATTATAACCGCCTCGTAATACAATAGGGTCGCCCGCTTTTATAAGCTCAAATACTTTCCCTTTTTCATCAAAGAACAAACGCTTTGCAAGAACTATCTCTGCAGTACCTGTTAAATTTCGCCAGTCGCCATCAACCTTAAATGAATTTACTGTCTTGAACTTAAAGGATGATCTACCTCTATTTTCAGGAAAAACAACTTCAGTATTAATAGCCAAATAGTAATCCATTACTTTTTCAACTCCTTGCGAATCTTGATTATGAAATAAACAAGCGTAGCAGCTGCTACTAAAATTTTCAATCCTATTTCAATGTTGGAGAATAACGCTGATAAGCTTCCACCTCCAACTACTGCAGATAAAAAACCATCGTGATGCTGTTTAATAAATACGGCAATTTTGATCATATTACAAGTTCTATTGGTTCAACTGATTTAAGTGTTATTTCATAAGGCTTTATCACAGCCATATTTAAGTTTCGTGCTTCAGGGAAATTGATACTAACAATTGCTGCCCTGTATATTTTAAGCCACTCAAACAGCTTCCCTTTTAATTCAACAGCATCGCTTAAGCTTTCATATTCGTGCAGTTCCTTTACTTTATCCTCCACACTTATTACATTACCGGACACTTCATTTTTAATAATAAAGCCTTGAATACGAATGTTCCATGATTCAAAGCCATATTGCTCAATAACACTCCCTTGGTGTCCGCCCATGTAGGTTTCTGTAATTCGCTTCGATCTCGAAATTGTAGCTACTGAAGTAAACGGAAACCAACACCCCGGCAAACCAACCTTTTCAATTACTCCTTTATTCATTCTGTTGTAAGTGCCGGCAACAATACCCATCGGAAACTGTACTGGTGTACCAAGGCTTGTCCATGCACTTTGCGACTCCTCCTCCTCGTTCTCTACATGAATAGAATATCTGTTATCAACAGGCTTACTGGTATCTTCTGTAATCGCATACTTTCTCACGCTTGGAGCTGCAATTCCAAACACTTGAGTAAATAAGGTCGATATTGGTATTTGAAATCTCATTACACACCTATTGTTACCATTCCATCACGTGCGCTATCCACGATAAGGTCTGTTAATTTTTGTTTGATTTTCTCGTTAGCGTTCGGATCATCTGATTTAAAATGATTCGTAATAGATAAGTTCATCACAAGGTTGCGAACTTTCGCTCCATCTCCCGAAACCGATGACCCTGATTTTGTAGAGCTCTCTGTTACCGAAGTGTCGCCTGCAGCTTTTCCTGAATTAATATTCGATAAAGCTTTCATCGCCTGACTTTCTCCTTTAACAATGTTATTCTTACCACTTCCTGCAGCTGCTTGCATCTTATCAAATAGATTTTGAGCAGTGTATTTATAGTAATTCATTGCTTCTGAAGAAACATTCTTATCCTTTTCTACATCAACACCGAACTTCTTTTTTGTTGCATTTAAAGCAGTTTGATTCGCTATTTTAATATTGGTGTCAGTAGTATATTTCTCCTTCAAACTGTCACCCATATTTATAACCTTGGAAATAATATCGAAGGTCTCCTCAACTCGTTTTAAATACCAATCAATGGCAGGGATAACAAACTCTCCAATTTTTTCGCCAATACCTTTTAACTGATCCCCAACATCACCCCACGTTCTCGACACATTTGCAGTTGCTTCAAACTGCTTATTTGTTTCGCCAAGGGAGTCATTAACATCGCCCATTATAGAGTTGAACTTTTCAGCATCGGAAGTAAGTACAGAAAAAGCATTACGAGCCTGCGCATCATTCAATCCTATTTCTATCATGAAGTTTGTTTTCGCCTTATCGGTCATGTTGCCCATAACCTTTGATAGCTGCAAAAACACATCCTTTACATTTCTCCTGGATCCATCAACATTAAACAACTGAATTCCCTTTTTACCGAGCCCTTTTATAATATCATTCTTTTGGAGGGCTGTAAACGCATTTTGTAATAGCATGGCGCTATCAGCTGCACTTTGTCCTTTAGCGGTCATATAGGCAAATAAACCGGCTGTATCTTTAAAATTTACAGAAAGGTTATTACCTGAAGCAATAAGCTGCGGAAGATAGTTGGCAAAATCTGCAAACTCTCCGGCACCTACCGCTTTTGCTTTCAACAAAGTATCCATTACTTCGTTGGCAGTTGTATTCTTTTCGCCTACTACACTCAAAGTTTGAGCAAGAGCACCGGCTACTGTATCAATATTGGTAAATCCCGCTTCAGCTCCTTTTATACCGGTTTCCAAAATATCAAGCGATAAGTTCACTTTACCGGTCTGACTCAAGATCTTTTCGTAAGCTTCAGGGATCAACTCAAAGTTTCCACCACTATGACTTCCTAAATCAACCAATCGATCTTTTAATAAGCCAAGGTTATCGGCAGATAATTGAGCAGTTGCATTGATCTTCGCCATGTTTCTGTCGTAATCAACAGCGAGGTCAATTGATTTTTGCATCCCTGCACCGGCAAGAGTAATTCCTGCACCAAGTAATACTGCAGGACTTGTAATAAAGCTCATTGCCCTTCCAAGCATAGGAACCTCATTGTTTATTCCGGATAATTGTGCTTTAAAAGAAGCCCAACCCGATAAAGCTGCAGTAGGAGGTTTGGTTACAGAATTAAGGCGCTCCATTTCAGCTTTCGTTTTATCGATAAGCTGTTGGTACGCAAGAATGTGTTTTGTGGAAAAAGCGTTTTTTTGACGCTGCTCTAACTTGTGTAATGTGGACTCTAAACCGCTGTAGCTTCGTTTAAATTCACGCCCCATTGATTGGGAAGCTTGAGCAGCCTTTGTCATTGTATTGGCTACATCAGCGGTTTTCTTTTGAGCACCTGTCGCATATTCAGTTATTTTTTTGAACGGAGCGGAAACAAAGTCTTTCAACTTTAGTTCCCACTCGGTTGTATGTGCGGTTGTACTCATTTGGTTAGCCCTCTCCGCTTAAGGCTTCACTGATCGCCTGCCGGAGTATGTTTAATTGGAATTCACGTTCAATTGTTTGTAAGAATAGATAGTCGGCATAAGCTTGATAATACTCTTCAGTCGTCAATTCTTGCGGGTTTTTAATACCCATTTTGTATTTAAGAATTGCATTTACTTTTCTGTAGATATCTCCACCTGGAGCCTCGCTTACGAGCGCCAGGCTTAAAGCTCCTTTTCTTCAGCCTCCAACGTTACAAGCATTTCCTGCACTTTCTTAAGCACAGTGCTTTCAAGATTAACGTCCTTATCAAAAAGCGACTGGTCGCCATGAAGGATACAGCTGCCTTTTAATACGCCTCTCGCTTTAGCGATTTGATCGTTATTGTGGTAGTGAGCCCATGAGTCAAGAATTTCACGTGTTGGCTGACCAATAACGAATTGAACTTCTTTTCCGTTCTCACGTTTTACTGTGATCACTTTTACTTTTCCGTATTTTTCTTTCCAAGTATTTACTTGATCTTGAGTTACGCCCTCCGGCAATATTTTTGACATTGAAATATCGTTTAAATGGTTTTTAACTTTTTATCTGCAGCTAATTTTAAGCTACTCTCCAATCAATGTGGCTGATCAATAACTCACATTTGTGAGTGATCTTACCATCTCCTTGTTTTACAGCCTTACCAACTGTTTTAAATGATGCGTTTTGAAGCACATCTTTTGTAACAACACCGTTTCGGTCATACGCTACAGTGATAGGGAACGCAGGTATTTGTTGAATACGTGTTCCTGCAGGAAGAGCGCTTTGAATAGCCTCCAACTCTTCCGAGTAAAGCGTAATTGATGCTTTAGGTTCGTAGTTACCTTCTGACTGTCCCATAGGGAAACCGCCTGCACCATATTCATTTTCCTTGGTAACGCTATCGTCATACTCAATTTCTGTGATACCTTCAACATCACGTCCAAGCATGTGCATTGTAATGTTGTTCCATCCTACGATGCGTCCGAATTTGTTAATAATAGTTGGTGTCATATTAATAAGAATAAATATTTATAATTCAGTTAATTTTTAGATCGAAAAACCAAGATTGCCTTGTATTTCACGGGCATATCCGTAAGGTGTAATAGTCATCTTAACTACTACTTTACTTGTGCCGAACACATCTTGGTTCGGATCAATAAACACCGCAGATTTTGTACAATGTTGAGCAGCCACCAAGCTTCCTAAACCATCACGGCTATTGTTGGTGTCTTCTTGCCAGCCACTTGCTGTGGTAGCCGAAATTTTACCGCCAATAAGTTGCACCGTAGAGTTAATACGAGGAGTAAGCTTAAATACAGCAATGCGGGCAGCTTTATTCCATACTCGTGTATTTACCAAGTAAGCGTAGTCGCTTGTAATCAATGTACAAGCAGGGCTACCGCTAAAGTAAACACCCGGATATTCAGGATAGGAGTCCGCAAAAATGTATCCTTTTGCTTTTAATGCTGCAACATCAGCTGCAGATAAGTCCTGCGTTAATGTTCCTTTTGAAATAGCTACTCTTAAGAATCGCTCCTCTGCAGCATCATTAATTGGCATATTAGCAGCTCCTTGGTTTGGATTGTTGGCGCTATTGATAGAGCCTAAATCCTCCTCTGCTCTGCGAATACCCCAACCGCCAAGTACTGTACCTACGGCTGCAGTTTTTGCATAAAGAGCATCTAAAGCTGCAACATCAGGATCCTGCAATACAACAACTCCAACATTAGCTGAAGACATTGTACGCATATCCTTCCATGTGCCTGAAGTTCCCGAAAGCTCTCTTCCTTCAATGAAGATCGCATCAATAAAAATATTGAGCGCTGCCCAGGTGTCAGCCAATTGTTGTGCTTTTGTAATCGCTCCAGTAACATCGGCATCAATACCGTCAGTTATTGTTGCAACATAGCCGGTTGCCGGATTGCGAACCACACCTGCATATTTTACTGTTTTCCCTGAATCAGAGATCAGTTTATGTAGATATGCGTTTGCGATATCACACATTTGAGTCATTGTGACTGTTTGAGCCACAACCATGATCCAAAGTGTACCGTTTGGATTAAGTCGGAAAAACTCATCAATATGATAACGAACCAACACTTTATTAGTGCTATCATAAGCTGCAGTAAAACCAAGATCGTCCGCATCGCTTAATTGTGTAAGTTTCTTGGATACTCCAAGCGTGGCATAATTAGCAGTAACAACACCGCCAAATACCATTGCTGCAATATTCTCTGTGTTTGCAGCTTTTGCGCCTAAAGCGCCATCTAATTTAACAACTACTGGTCCGGTATACATTGTATAATGTTTTTAATTGAACAATTTTTTTACTTACTTGTGTTATTCGGCATTGCCTTCTGTGCCGGCTCCTGAACCTTCAGCACCGTTTCCACCGTTAGCGCCTTCTGTGCCTTCAGCACCTGCTTTTGCTAACTCCTCTTCCTTGGCAATGCGTGCGTCATCATCCTCAAGCATTTGGATTAAGCCATCTTTTTTAGTGCCTTTAGGAACTTCAAGCTTTCTCTCTTTTACAAGCATCTCCGTTAACTGCGCCACATTTTTTGCAGCATAGCCGGTAGGCTCATTTTTTGCAGGTGCAGCTTTTTCAATATCTGCGCGCGATACCGTTTCTACGGTAAGCTTGTTTCTACGAGCGTGCAAATCAGCTGCGCTTTTTGCACCCGGTAAAAAACATTGACCATCAGAGGTAACGTGAATCTCCTCTACGGTTTTATTGTAATCAAAGCACTCTTTTACTGCTTTTGTGATCTCTTCTTGTGTTTTAGATTTTTCCATAGGAAACTATTTTTAAGTAGATTTTAAATACTATATAAATGATCAGTAATAACGATCCAACTCCGCCTATCCATGCAAGTATTTTAACCCACTTGGGTATATACTTCACCTCTTTTGTAAGAGTAACGCTTTTGTCGTGGCGCTTCCGGTTCGATGAGGATACAAGCTCCTTTATTCGCCTTTCTTGCCACTGTACCTTCGCTTCCAATTCTTTGCAAACACAATCGGCTTGCACTTTCCCTTTTTGGATTGATAGCGTAAGTTTTGTCCTGGCATTTTCCGAGATCATCTCCGGAAGGTTTACTGTTGTGTCCACACTTGCCTGAAGGCGTGCCGAATCCGCTTGGAATTTCAACACAGTATCGTGTAGAATCAACGTGTCGGTTCTGAAGTGATGTACTTCTGTTGTGTCCGATGTTTTCTCTATACTTTCCGTCAGCTTCGGGCAGCATGATGTTACCATAAGTGGTAATAGGAAAAGGATTAATAGATTTTTCATTTGCAAAAGGTGTTATGTAATTAGTAATTGCGTAGATCTTGTTTTTGGCTCTTTTCAGCTTATGAACACCCGACCCTTCTCTCGTACCTCCGGGTGCCGTGTTTCCTTCTATTGTTATGTAGTAGCCGTCTGTTTCAGATATAATAAAGCCAACGTGTCCAACCCTGTTTAACTTGGGATAAAAGAGCGTAAAGCAATCGCCTGCCTGTACTTTATGCCTTAGCTTATGCTGCTTATTCAGTTTAGCAGAATAGATCACATACGGCTCCTTTGCGAAGTTTGGCGACCATGCCGACTTTGGATTGGGAGGCGTACTTACACCTACAGCATTTAAGTTATAACTTACAAAAGCTGCACAGTATGGAGCTCCTTTGGTATGACCTACAAACTTGAGATATCGTTCAACATCAACACCGTCATTCTTGCCGGTTAATTCTCTAACATGCAGCTGATCATTCAGTGTATCAACCAAGGATGTGCGTATATATGACTCACTGTTACCGGCTCTCCCTGTCATTAGGAAAACAAGTCCAAAAAAGAACACTATAAACATTTTGATAGAGAAGGAGCGCTGTACAGCCTCATCCATTTTATCAAAGTTCATATAAAACGACTTTAAGGCTTTGTGTGCTGCTGGAAACACAACACGTAGTAATATCCATGCTGCGCATGTGATCCACGTTACTTGCCAAAAGCGAACTAAAAACGTTTCTACTTCAGAACCTCTGTCAAACATTGCTGTTTCGGGATAGAAGCTAAATAAGAAGGCTCTAACAGCCTCAACCATTACCAACATTAATGGGATAAATAATAGTTCTTGTTTGAAGATTTTAAACATGATCTGTTTTTTTAGGTAAGACAATAAGGATAAGCTGTGTGAACACTCACACAGCTTATTCTCTTTAATTATTATGGTACGTATGTGTCGATGATCGCACCGATACCTTTTGTAGATACTGGATGAACAATGAAGTACATTGCCATACCCACAACCGTTTGACGGTTAACAGGATCGCTTGATGCTTCAGACATGAATACATCTGCACTACCCATTGCTTTCATTGCATTTACGGTAGAGTAGAACACTGATGCGTTAACATCTGTTAAGGCTGCAGCTGCACCGTATGCTTTTTTAGCTCCGGTTGATCCGTTGTATTTTGGAGTGTGTAAACTCTCATAGATCGCGAAACCTGAAATACGGGTGATCAATTTACCGCTATCAGTAGCTGCATAACGATCTCTGAAGGATTGATCAACCTCCAATAAATCGTTCACGTGTGCTGATGACAACACAAGTACACGCCCCTCTGCAGGAATTTCCAAATCGTCAAGCTTACGTTTAAGCGTGATCAAATCGGCAGGAACCAATTTTTTGCGGTTACCAACAGTTGCACCGGTAGTAACAATCACAGGAGTGTTTGCTGAATCAGAAGCCGGAGCCAATGAGTGCGCACCCAACTTTAAAGTTGCAACCTTTAAAGCATCTCTGTGTTGCTGCATTACTGACGACTTTTTGTCGTAAGGCAAAGCATGCGCTTCAGCGTGCGTGATTTTTGTATTCTCCGTATCCAAGCGGAACAAAGAAACTGGTACGCTATCATCCGTACGTCCGTTTGTTGCAATTGGATAGGTTGTGTTATTGATCAACACGGCAGGGTCAGCCCCAATGGTGTTGAAATTAATAACATCATTATTTACTTTATCATCGTATGATCTGATAGGATCCAAGAAGTCTCCTGTTAAATCTTTGAACTGTTTTACAAGTTCTGCGATGATCGCTTCATTTTTCTTTACTGCCATGACTGTTCAGGTATTTAGTTAATGTTTGATTGATTGCGTTTGATTACTTTTTTAGGTTAACTCACTACTATTTACCGTAGTGAGCTCTGAATAATGCTTCGTATTTATCCGGATCTTTTTCAGCCAATTCTGCCAAAGCAGCTGGAGCTTTGTCTTGGAAATCAGCGTACGTCCATTTTGAACGATCTTCTGTTGAAGCTGAAGCAGCGCCTCCTAATGTTTCTTTCGACAATTGAGTTGCTTCCGGCATATCAGTCAATGTCTTTTTTGTTCCCTCCTCATCGCTCAAGTAAGCTTTCACAAAGAAGTCTTTTTGAGAAGCAAGGATCTTCTTTTTATCAATACATGATTGAACAAAAGCTTCAGCTGCGCCTTTTTTGGCTTCAGCTTTGAAGTCGTTAAGCTCTTTTTCCATTTGAGCTCTTGCTTTTTCTGCAGAATCAGCTTTAGCTGCTTGCGTTTTTAGGTTTTCGACAGCTGCAATAATTTGCGCTTCAGAGGCATCCGCTGCAACAAAAGCAGCAAGGACTAACATTAATTTTTCCTTCATTTCTATTTCGGTTTTTGGTGTGTTTTCGGTAGTTTTAACAGATGCTGCTATTTTCGGAGCGCCTTTGTAGCTTGCAATAGCCTGAACATCCTCATTGGTAATATCAACCTCCCCTTCAATTTCATCTACAAAACCTTTATTTTTAGCCTCTTCGCTGTCCATCCAGTAGTCTGTTTTCCACATTGCAGTTATTTCCTCTGCAGGCAGTTTTGTTTTAATGGTGTATGCTGATAGATATTCCTTCTGAAGGTTTTTAAGCAGCTTTAATTTTGCTTCTATCTCATCAGAGTTACCATCAAGCCAGCCTTTAGGCTTATGAATCATGTATGAGGTGTTTTTAGCAGCAATAACTTTATCGCATGCACATGCAATTCTTGAAGCAGCACTTGCGCAAAGAGCGCCTAAACGTGCTGTAATGAATCCGGTAAATCGTCCAATTTCATTAACAATTTCAGCAGCCACAAATACATCGCCTCCGCCTGAATTGATATAAACCTCCGCATCTACAATTCCGTCAGCAATAATTTGATCAAGCTTCATTTTAAAACCTTCAGCATGATTACTCCACTCGCTGATATACCCGTTAATGTGTATAACAGCATTCTTGCCTTTCGTCTCTGCAGTAATTGTAAACTTCGGTTTTGCCATTTCGTTTTTGTCGTTCGTGACTATTTCGTTACTGCAAAATTGGGGTGCATTTGCGGTGTAAAAAAATCGGCAAACGCTCATACTCAACAACAAACAGGTGTGTGTTGTCTTTTTACACGTGTGATTTTCTTAATTTTTTCTCTCCCTTTTTAACCATCAACTTTGTGCTATGGCAAAAGATAACGAACGACAAATTGCATACACACTCTACACCGAGAAGTGTTTAACCGCTAAAGAAATAGCGCAAAAACTAAAGATTACCGAGAAAACAGTTGGTAAATGGGTAGAAGATGGCAACTGGAAGGATATCAGAATGTCGAAACAAACATCTCCTGATATGCTTGTTTCAAAAAACAAAGAGTTGCTTGAAATGCTACTTGATAAAAGGATTAAGCTTGAAAAGATTAATCAAAAAACAGAAGAGCAGCGAGATGAAATGCGCAACATCATTGATGAAATGAGTAAGATCAGCGCAATGATTGATCGCCTGCAGGACAGCGGTAAAATATCTCTTCGTGTACACATTGTGTGTTTAGAGAAGTTTAGCGCAGCCATGCAAATGCGCAACCCAAAGCTGTTTAAAGACATTATTGATTTTCAAAAAGAGTACTTAATGCTTTTAGCTGAAGAGTTGAAATAATGGTAAAAAAAGACGACAGACGGGCACTTGAACGATATCTTGATAAGCTTACACGCATTCAGGAATCAAACAACGTGAACATTCACGAAACGCCCGAACAAAAAAAGGAACGTATAGAAAAAGCAAAGCACGATTACGGCTTTTGTGTGAAGTACTATTTTCCACATTATGCGGATTGCGAATGTGCGCAATTTCATATTGATGCTGCAAACCAAGTCAGAAAGAACCGCTTTATTGAAGCCGTTGAGGAGTGGGCACGTGCTCATGCAAAATCAACACACTTTGATATCATGATACCGTTTTGGCTATGGCTTAACAACGACTTAAATGTTATGCTACTCGTAGGCAAATCAGAGAGTGATGCAAAAACATTACTATCCGATTTACAAGCCGAATTTGAAGCAAATCCGCAGATTATAGCCGACTTTGGCGAACAGATAAGTATTGGCGACTGGCAGGATGGGAACTTCGTTACAAAGAACGGAAAAGCCTTTTTCTCATTGGGTAGAGGACAAAGCCCACGTGGTGTTCGTTATCGCCAACACCGTCCTGATTATATTGTGTGTGACGATATTGATGACGATGTAATGGTAAAGAATCCAAAGCGTGTCAAAGAAACCGTTAACTGGATATTAGAAGCTTTGTTCAATACAATGGATAACAAAGCTGCTCGCTTTGTTTTGGTAAACAATCGTATTGGAACGAACACCGTGTTATCAAACATTGCTAAACGTCCGGGCATTAAACACCGAATTGTGAACGCAATTGATAAAAATGGTAATCCGTCCTGGTATCAAAAATACACCCGTGAGTTTTTTGATGAAAGGCGCAAAAAGATTGGAGAATACGCATTCCAAAAAGAGTACATGAATAACCCACAAGTGGAAGGCGAGATCTTTAAAGATGAGCAAATTCAATGGGCTGTTATTCCACGTATTGACACCTTTGAGTGTATTGTTGGTCATTGGGATGTTGCCTATTCAGGAAGCGCCACCGGTGACTACAACGCTGTAAAAGTTTGGGGCTTAAAAGATGGTAAATTCTACTGCATTAAAGCCTTTGTTAAACAGTGCAAAATGGACGTTGCAATGCGGTGGATGATCGACTTTGAAAAATCGCTTCCTGCAGGCGTTAAAGTACACTGGCGCTTCGAGTCGCAGTTTTGGAACGATGCCCTGAAAATGGTATGGCAAGAGGTAATGAAGGAAACAAAATTCAACCTGCAGCTTACACAAACGGATAGACCGGTTAAAAACAAATTCGACAGAATTGTAAGCCTTCAGCCATACTATCAAAACGGGAACATCTATTACAACAAAAAGGAAGAGTTTAATCTTGATATGCAAACAGGATTAAGTCAGCTGAAGAGTATCGAGCCCGGCTATAAAACACATGATGATAGCCCCGATGCGGATGAGGGAGCAATCTCATACTTACAAAAATTCATTAAGTCAAACAACCCGCTTCCAATTTTGGGAGTACGTAAAGGAGGGAACGGAGCATGGTAACTCGTTTTAAAAAAGCAGAAAACGTCCAAGAAGGCGAACCTGATTACTTATTTGATTGTCCGGGATGTGGATGTTTTCACGGAGTATGGACACAAAGCCGTAACTCAATGAATGCAGTATGGCAGTTCAACGGCAATGTTGAATTTCCTACACTTTCTCCGTCAGTTTTAGTAACACACGAATGTGCAGAGCCTCCTGTTACTGCCGAAAACTATGAGGAGTATATCCGTAAGCCTTGGAAACAAGAGCGAGTAAAACATATATGTCATTCATTTATTCGTAACGGATATATAGAATATCTAAACGATTGCACACACAAATTAGCAGGTCAAACCATTTTACTTCCCGAAATATGATATACTCATTCATCACCAACAAAGATCTGGACTTGTCAATCAAGCCATATTTTTTGGAGCAAGCAACTGTTGGAGCTCCACACAAAATAAAGAAAGCTGAAGCTGCAGCTTTTACTCAAATCAAATCGATGCTTAACAGCAAATTTGATCTTGAAAAGCTATTCCCTTCAATAAAAGAGTTTAGCGCTGATAAAGCCTATGTAGCCGATGAATATTGCAGCTATGACGATGTAATATACAAAGCCAAATTAGGCAGCACAGGAGTTACTCCAGGAACAGATACTTCAAAATGGGAAGAGAGCGATCCAAGAGATGCCTTGCTTATTGTTCACGCTGTAAACATCACCATTTTCTACCTGTTGGAAAGCGTAAATAAAAGAAAGATTCCGGACGATGTTATTGAAGCATACAACCGAGCCATTAACTGGTTGGAAGATGTAAAAAACGGTGTCGAAAATCCCGACTGGGATCTGATTGTTACGGACGGTATGGAGGTACGATCAGGAAGCAACGAAAAGATTGATCACTATTGGTAATAACAAGCATTTAAACACTTTTTAAATAACATAATATGAGCACAAACAGCCGAGTTGGAAAAATACACAACAGAGAAAGTCTTAAACACGTACCGGATAGCGTTATTTTGGTAGAAGCTGCACTGCGCAGAGGTCAATCTATGCAGGAGTTGATCAAGCCAAGCTCACCAAGTCTTTCACGCATTGATCTTAAGAATTGGAAAGATGCTTATTTATCAGCTAAAAACGTTGATTTTCCCAACAGAAACCTGTTGTATGAGGTTTACGATAACATCATGATCGATAACACACTTACATCGATCATTGATACACGTATCCTAAAGATCATGCAGTCAAAATTCAATATTCTTGACAAAGGCAATAAGCCAAAAGATGAACTTACATTCCTGTTCCAACGCCCTTGGTTTGAAGATTTTTTAAAGGCAGCAATGGAAGCTCGCTTTGAAGGATATCGCTTGTTAGAGTTCTTTGATTTTAACGAAGCAAATGAGATCAACAGCTGCACCGTAATAAACAAGTATCACGTTAAGCCGGAGAAAGGAATCGTTACCAAGGAACCAAACGATGAGAAAGGATGGGACTACCTGAATGGCAAAGAATCATTATACTATATTCCAATTGGGAATAAGTATGATTTAGGCTTGCTTTACAAAGCAGCTCCTCACATGCTTGCTAAAAAATACGCACTTGGTACATGGGGCGAGTTTAACGAAAAGATCGGGATCCCGTTCCGTACGGTTCACACTCCAATAAACGACAGAACCCGCCAATCTCAACTTGCAACCATCATGGAGAACATGGGTTCCGCAGGATGGGCTGTATTAAACAATGACGAAAAGATGGAGTTATTATCGATCACCGGTACCGACCCGACAAAATGTTTTGAAGGATTGATCAACAAATTAGATGCAGAGGCAGCAATGCTTATCCTTGGTCAGTCAATGACCGCAAACAGCCAAAACAATAAGGGCACATACGGAAGTATGAAGGTGCTGCAGGAGATAAGTTATGATCGTTACGAGGCAGATCTTACTTACATCAAAAACATCATTAATCAGGTATTGATCCCACGCATGATTTTATGGGGATACAAGCTAAATGATTGTTCATTTGAGTGGGATAAAAGCGAGGAGCTTTCCGTGTCTGAAACTGTTGATTATATCACAAAGCTTTCAGATGTGTATGAGATACCTGCAGAGTTTGTTACACTCAAAACAGGCATTCCAATAACCGGTGTAAAAAAACAAAGCGCACCTTCAGCAACTGCAAAACCTACTGCAGCTGCAAAAAAAAAACGCTAAACATTGAGGCTTATTACGAGTCGAATCATTGCTGCAGCACTCATCCAACCGCTGCAAATAACGATAAGCTTGATCGCATTGTTTTAGATGTTGCCGAAAAGATCTTTAATGGTAAAAAAGTAGGAGTGGTAGATATGCCACTCCTCAAAGCAACTGCCGAACACCTTCGAAAAGCTATTAACGTAGGATACAAAACCGCTGATGATAAAGACTTTGATGTTAGAGACCATCAAATGTTAAAGCAGCTGCAGCAAAATGTTTATGTGTTTTCAGGCTTCAAAACCTACCATCAATTGCGTGATATCACCGATATGATGATCGATAAGAAAGGTAATGTTAAAACATTCAGCGAGTTCCAGGACGAAGTTTTAAAGATCAGTCAAAAGTATAATGTAAACTATCTAAATGCAGAGTTTGACCACGCTATTGTAAGCTCTCAAATGGCAAGCCAATGGCAACAAATCCAACGAACAAAAGACACGCTTCCTTACCTGCAGTTTGATGCAACACTGGATAAAAGAACAACAGATTTATGTAGAAGCCTTGACGGATTGTTGCTCCCTGCAGATCATGAAGTGTGGGACACATATTACCTTCCGCTTCATTGGGGCGAACGTAGTGTGATCAGGCAACGGGCTACCGGTAGCGTGTCCGATCCTGAAAAGTTCAGCTTCCCCGACTTGCAGCCAATGTTCAAAAATAATGTTGGTAAAACAGGCGTTGCATTCCCTGAATCACACCCATATTACGAGGCTTCAAAGTCCGACAAAAAGCAAATAGAAGCTGCTATTAAGAAAGCAACTCCAAAGCAGCTGCAGGAAACATTCGCAACCGTTAAAAGCGGTAAGCAGAGCATTCAAGTATCGAACTTCGTTAATAAAGAGGAGGAGATTTACAACAAAAAGATTGGCTTTGCAATGGCGAAACACTTTAAAACAAACGATGTACACGTTCTTGGGGAGTTTTACAACCAAGTGAATCCCGACCTGAAGATAAAAGATAAGATTGCGGATATCAAAACACCCGAATCTGAAAAGTTATTCTCCGGAATAACCTCATCCCTTCAAAATGCAGTTTCACAACGATATCGCCAAGTAAGAAAGAAGGCTCCGGAAGCGGAATTGATAAACATGATTATAATTGATTTAAAGAACTACAAATCAATAAACGATGAAATCATTAAAGGAGCAATTAAATTCGTTTTAAACGGCAAAAAAGCATCGTTTTTTGAGGTAGTAATACTTCACAAAGGAAAAGTGAAAACCTTTTAAAGCAACAAAGCCTGTCCGAAGACAGGCTCTGTTGTGAGTGAGACAGGAATTAACAAAGTAACCCATTCTTCCCATATAGGACTACAAATATACAACAAAATGGATGATTTAGGCAAGCAATTTATTGATTTTAAGAGAAAAGCTGAACAATCGCTGCGAAAATTCCCGCTACTGGCAGCAAATGAGGCGCAAAATTTTTTCCTTGACAGCTTCAAACGGCAGGCTTGGATAGGACAAACTACCGAAGTGTGGAAAAGCCGTAAACCAAGCAAAAAGAGGGAAGGCGCAGCGCTTCTTGTAAAGTCCGGGCGAATGAAAAGAGGCACCCGGATAAAGCGGGCAGACTGGAACAGCACCATTGTAGCAAACGATACTCCTTACGCAGGCGTTCACAATGAAGGCTTTAGGGGCGTATATACACGTACAGCAAGCCGTAGAGTAAAAACCAAAGGATCCTACAAAAGAATGGGAGACGAAAAGAAAAGGGCTACAAAAACACGAATAATGGGCGTAACGCATAAGGTACATCAAAACATGCCACGCAGGCGCTTCATGGGAAACAGCCCTTACTTAAACCGCAATATTGATAGAATATTCATACTTCAACTTTCTAAAATAAAATAACATGAACCCAACCACACAAGAAACACAAGACTGGATTGAAGCATACAAAGAGCTATGCAATATCATTAAACAAAACTGCCCAAACATTCAACACATTGACCTTTGGCACGATCAGTTTCAGTTTGAAAGTGAAGAGTATCCTTTCCCTGAAAAAACTGTTTTTTTAGACTTCAATGCACCATCAATTGATAGTGTTGGTATCCGTGCGCAGGATATGAATATGTTTGTGGGAGTAATCTTTGCTTTTGATACATTGAGTGATACTTTTGCAGGAAGCGACAATCAAGAGGTTGCACTTGAATTTGGTAAAGAAATACGAGCCTTACATGCAATACTTCAGGCGAGATCCGGAAACAACTTTAGCGCACTAAACCGGGTAGCTTTAACACGTGAAACAGCTCCAGACGGATGTATTGCTTACCGACAAATTTATACTTGTATTGTAAGGGACTATAGTCCATTACCGGAAAGCGTGACATTCAATATGGCTGACGCTACCGTAGGCTTGGAAGTTCAAAAACAAGCGCCACCGGCACAAACAAACATGGAGCTATACACGCTACCGGGTATGTAATAAAAAAGCCGTCCTGTTAGACGGCAGCGCAGCTTAAGGAACCACGATTGAGCAAACTTGTTGCATTCCACGCCCTTCACAATTTTTGCAATGGCAAGCAAATGTAATAAAAAAGCCCCAACAAATTGTTGGGGCTTTTACAATGTTTCAAATGAAACATCTAACTCCTTCTACACTAACATTGGTTTCAAATGGCAGATGAGCGTAAGCTAATTTTTACTTTGTTCGTATTCCCTATTTACCTCTTCCAACAAACTATCTGCTAAACGTTGAGCATCAGCTTCAATCTTGCGTTTCATTTCTCTTTGCGTTTCAGCTGTATGTATTTCAGTTAGAATATCGTTTACGAAGATCAGGCTAATTGAATCTTGTTTATACACCCAAAGCTCGGAGCTCATTCCTAAAAACGCAGCCTTTGCTATGGAATCTGCTTGACCAAACTTTTCTTTTACCTCTTCTATTTTATCAGAGTTAAGACGCAATTCAGATACGTCTCTTTTGTTGCTACATGCTACAAATAGCACTACTGCAAAAAATAAAATTGATTTTTTCATAATTCAAATATAGTTAATTGTTTTCTACTTTAACATACACATTGTTTGATCCATCCTTCGCTATATACATTTCAAGATAACAGTTATAGCATTGAATTGTAACATTTTCAATACAACTCCATTGCTCAATTTGAAAAGCGAAAGATGGATCATACTCTACAACATGTTTATTTATCCTACCACAACGTGGGCAGTAAACATAAGCCATTACTGCATTGGCATTTTTATAATACCTGTGAAATGTAAGCGGTGCTCCGTTGTCTTTTGCTTTGCCTGTATCATGTATAAAATGCCACTCTATTTCACAAACAGCACGAGTACCGGCTAACATTTCAGAGTGCTCCTTAACCCATTTTATTTGAGCAGGATCACCAAACAGCAGCTTGGCTCCTTTTATTAGATTTTTACGCCACATTAGTCTATTAAAGATCTATCGTTAGTATACAATAATTGTGGTTCTGTTCCGGCAATTAAATCTCTAATCGAAACCAAAAAATATTTCTTACTTGTATCGTTGTTTTCATAAACAACAATTGTTTTTTCATCAAATTCGCTTTCGGGTATGGATTTAGCACCATCATAATGTATATCAACCTCTTTTTTGTATAGTTTACTTGCTTCTTCAATATATTTAGCAGCAATTACATAATAATAATCTCCTTTGATAAATTTAAACACCTGCACTTGGGGAACATCCTTAACATGATTAACAACACCATCCTTATCGGGCTCTCCCCATTTCCTATTTTTATTGATAACCATTTTTTCGTCAATGGCGTTGCAAATATCATCATAACTCATACCATCAGATTGAGCTGCACCAAAAAGAAGTATAAAGCAATCTGCAAACTCTTTTCTTTTATTGGGGTTACCGCTTTTTAAATCCGACACAAGCTCCTCAAGCTCTTTGGCTAAATGAGCAATTTTGGATAGTGGTGTAGCTTTACCAAATGTTTTTTGTTGCCACTCTGTGATATCATTAAACTGTTGTTTACGCATTTGTTACCTCCTCTCTCGATACAATGTACCAGTCTCTATCAAAACACTCGTTATCCTTGTGCCTCCAAAAGTCCTTCCAATCTAAATGATACCCTTTTTCATCTTTTAGCAATCCCTGTTCAAAATACAAATATTCTGAATCAGTGAAATACTTGTGTTTAATGTAAGCGCCTTGGGTAAGAGCGCTCTTTGCTTGCTCCTTTGTCAAATCCGTTTGGCTCACAAAGAACGCTGCAAATGCAGGAATTAAGGCTCTTGGAATGTGTACACATTGGTTATCGCCCGAAGGCTGTTTCATCCACACAATGATTACATCGTGCTCTCTGTTATCCACTTCAAGTTGATCACAGTTTTTTGCTTCAAATTTTAGTAGTTCCATTTTTGTCTTGGTTTTTATTGTTGTTAATTTTCTCTTCTATATCTAACCGCATTTTTTCAGCGTATTTAATGATCTTATGTTCGGTCATGTGATCTGCAGGAAGTATGGTAGTATTAATGTGCTCTCCTTTTCGTAGCTCTATTTTAAACCTGAAGGAATCAAAAGGTGCAAATGTTATTTGGAATCCGAAGAGCGTGAGTGTATCAATGCACTCAAGTAGTTTATTTTTCATTTTCTTGATCTTTAATTTGGTCGAATATGTTTATTTGGTTGGGGTCTACATTCTCTCCGGGCTTGGAGTCGTTATCGGAAACAATGTTTTGAATAGTAAGCGGAGCTAAAAAGAATTTCTTACCAAGCATGTTGCAAATAGCTTCGTGCCTGTAAAGCTGTACACCATTTACTTGTTTGGAAGCAAGCTCTGCATACTTCTTTTTAATAGCATCGTTACGTTCTTTTTTTAGTTCAGGGATCCGGCTCATTTTATCCAGTATTGTTGGTTTAGATATGTGGTTGCGTAGGCTTGTGTTGTGGCTCCTAATGATTGCTTGTACTTGTGTATGTAGTTAATTGCAAGGTTCTTGTTCTTTTCGGTCATCTTATCCCATATTTGTGCTGCTTTGATCTTTGAACCGTTTGTGTTGTTGTATAGCTTCCAAAACTTCTCAAAGCTTAAGTCTGGCTTTATTTCAACCATATTCCATTTATGTTTTAAAGCAAGCTGCTTTAATATTCCAATGGAGGAGGGAGCGTTCGCAAATATTCCAACACGAACACTCTCTTCAATAACACACTCGTCCTGCATTAATTCAATGCCTAACAATCGTCCGTTCTCTCCATACTTCAATTGAAGTTCGCATTGCGCTTTTTCGCTATATACTTGGTAAATGATCATGTTAAAAATATTGTTGATGGATATTATTACAGATAGTGGTAAACAAAGCCATTAAATACGGGTCGGTAAAATCTTCATTTCTAAACATTAGGTACAACGCAATAGCTTCAGTAGCCGTAATGGTAATGCTCACATTAGGTTCAGGATAAGAATATTTTGAAATGATCTTCTTGTGTATTCCAACCATGTGAGCTACAAGCAATTTATGCTCGTAACTTTTAACCGGAACTCCGGCTGCCAGTTCAATGATCTTGTAAAAGCTTATGAACTGCGCCTGTGTAAGCTTCATTTTAAATTTATCTCTTTGCATAGTAGTGGTTTAATAGTCCTTCAAATTGTGAAACAAGGCTTGGTAATTCATTTGCGGTGTAATCATTCAGTGGCTTGTGTAGGTAGCCATACTTAAGCAGCCAGTTGTTAATTTTATTCCAGTCCAACTTACTACCGGGCAGCGTCCATTTCATCTCGTGGCAAATGCTTAATATTTTTCTGCGCATTCTGTTCGATTTGTCGTGATTTTCACTCACGAGCGACTGTAAGTGTTTAATCAGCTTATCGCATTCGTTATAAGTCAAATTTCGGCTGCTTCTTTCTCTGCCTTCAGAAACTTGTGCTACCAAGTCGGCTTTTGTTTCCTCATCTATTCCAAGCTTTGTGATCAATGCGTGGAGCGTGCCGTTTTGCTTTGCTGTACGTTCCATTATCTTAATCTCACGTTTAGTATGGCTCCTTTGTAGGTCATCATTGTTCGGCACTTAAATGGCACAGGCTCCATTGTTTCAATTTCCAAAACAGGCATTTGTAAGTTAATTGCCAACTCTACTTCATCCTGTGCACCATCGCTATTGTGCCAATCGTCAAGCACCACAACTAAATCACACTTTGGAACTTCAGCCAAACATCTACGCATAAATGTTGAGTGTGCTGCATCCGGATGAATATCCGAACACAACTTGTGTGGATTCACGGTTTTGTAACCAAGTTTCTTTAGCAGCTTTTCAGCAGCTACAAACTTTGGTTTGTTCAAGTCCTTTAATCCTGTTATTTTTCCTGATATGTAAGCTATTTGTTGCATAATTATATTTTAAATTGTTAGTGCCCGGTAGGAGGCTCGAACTCCACTCTGAACCATGACAAACAGAGCCTTTCCGTTTAAAGGAGCCGGGCATTTTTACTCCTTATCGTCATCTGCGTAGGCTCCGTCATCCTCGAAGTCCTCGTCATCTCTTGGACTGAATTTTAACATAAGCTACTGAAGTTTAGATCAATGTTTTCGTACTTTCCCTCTTCGTTTTTAGCCCAAACACGGAAGTACATTTTACTGTCAGGTTTGCGGATTGAACCTTCAAGTAACTCCATTGCATCCTGAAATAACTGGTGTTTGATCTTTGATTTGTAGCGCAAAAGGTTCATTACTTTTTTGCTGTCCAGGCTTCCTTTTGAATTATTGAAAGCGTCAAGAATAAGAGCCTTTACTGCATCGTCCTTGCTTTCAACATTGCCGTTCAGGAACTCATCCAGTTTATCTTTACAAGCTGTGATCCCAAGATCATCGAACTCAATACGGTCAGTAATTGATACCTCTATTTTGATAGATCGGTCAAAGTTGAACCAGTTAAAGTTTCCTTTGCCTTTTCCTTTTGTAACTACGTTACCTTTGTCAAGCATATACGCATCGTGTACCTCTTGGCATATCTCTTTTATACGGTTTTTAAATGCCGTTAATTCGGTGTTTAATTTTACTGCATCCTTGTAAATACGGAAGCTTTCTTTTTCCATCAATCGCTCAACCTTTGTTGTGCGTGCGTAAGGAATTTGTGTTCCTGTTTCATCAGTCCAAAACTGATCTGTCGATTTTTGATTTTTCATTTTATTGCTTTTTTAATTGGTTAAATTGTGATGATGTTTTTCAAGGTTCAATGTTGATTCTCCGTATGGCTCACCAAGAATAGGCTCGTTGGCTTCTAATTGTGATATCTTAAATTCTATTGCCTGAATTTTTACAGTCAAATGGTTTTTATCACTTACGATCTTTACAAAGTCCGGGTGTTGAGTATGTTCGCACATCCATTTGTATAGCTGATCTCTTTTTGACCGCAAATCCTTTAGTTCTTGGTGTAGCTCTTTTATCATATCAATATTGAGGTATATGGTTGTATTCATTTACAAAATCAATAGCTCTTCGTGCTCTGAAAAACTTTTCTCTGAATGCTTTGTCATGAAAAAGACTGTTCGTTTTTTTTACACAAAAGAGGACAAAGCTGTGTGCTGATCCATTAGCTTTTTTACCGAACAACTGACCAACAGATTCAAGCGACATTTCGGGATGGTTCTCTTTAATGAGCGTTACTATTATCGCACGCTCTATTTTAACACCAGTTCTTTTTCGGGACATTACATCGCTCATTAGTACATTAAGCTCGGTACACATTTCAGCAATTTGTTGTTTAGCTTCTAATAACATTTTTTACTGTCTCCTTTTTAAGTTCGTTTTTTACTATCTTTTTTATTTCATTTACCACAAGTGAGTTGGGGATGATTTTTAAACTCATTGGATCGTGTTTCTCGTTGTATAGCTCTCGTGCAAGAAGTAAAGTGCGTCCGGATAACTCTTCATTGATCAGCTTTATGTTGCACTCATACACATACTGCTCGTCTCTTATTTCCCACTGGTTAATCCACCACTTCCAAAAGATGGAGCACTTAACTATCTCTCCAATAACAGCGCTATCGTCTGTTAATCGTGTTAGCCAAACGTATGCTGAACACTCAACCATTTGAGCATATCTGTATTCGTTTATCGCTAAAGCTTTTGTTATGTATTGTTTGTTTTGCAT